TTATGCTGCAAGATTAAAACTTGCATTATTACTAACTGAAACAGTATTTTTATTTTTTCTTAAACCTATCTTTGGCATTTCTTTTTCATTAGATTCATTCATCTTGGCAGAACTACTGCTTCTAATTACAATATGGGTAAAACCATCCGAATCTATTTCATAATCATTATCAACCCCAACTTCTTTGCGAATCCGTTTAACGTCATCCACACTTAAGCTGTCAAGCGCTTGAAGTATCTCTCGTTCAAAATCGGTTGCTTTCATAACAATCGTCTCCCTTTAATCAGGCTCAACTAGATTTACATTTGAAAGTCTATCACCATTTTTTACACAAAAAATTGTTTTTGCTGTAGTTGTCATGTGAGGAAGTTCTTCCCTAGTCGAAAAAAATTTATTTTCAACTTTTGTTGGATAATAGCCGATCAACTTAACGACTTTAATCTTAGGAATAAATTTGCATATATAATTAAGTTTTTTACCGGGACTACAATCTTTTTCAACATTAAATTTTTTGGCAATAAACGGCCACATTCTATTATATGAATTTACCATATCTTCATCCGTTAAGTCTAAAACATTTTCTTCATCCAATGAAAGAGTTGCGCTTAGAACACTAGTTTCTATGTTCTTTCTCTCTCTGTCTTTCTTCCAATAGGCAACATTCCCACGATTATCCCAAAAATACATTCCTGATCCTGCCCAGTACCCGTCTTCTTCTGATACGTATAGTTGATTCTTTCCAGAATTAAAGGATTTTATAACAGCATCCACCTTATCAAAAGAATTAACATGGTATACAAGTATATTATAACCCACATTCATGATTTTCATCCTCAAATACTATTATCTCTCCAATTTAGAATACACTTATATAAAATAATATCAACAAAAATCCTTTTAATACACTGTATATCGCTTTATATCTAAATATAAATGCCAGTTACCGGTAATGTCAGTTTCACAGTAGTGAGTATTAAAGTTGCACGATTTCTCATATATTCCTATGATAATAATGGAATCTAGTAATAATCTGGTTTCCTCTTTCGCTAAGATACTTTCTCTTATGTATTAGCCGTCTGCCTTTACAGCAGGCGGCTTTTTACGCAAAAAATCCCCCACGCCGAAGCGCAGGGGATTAATTATACTACTTTTGGCTTGCTTGTGAGGCGGATTCAGCATCAGATGATGCAGCACTATCCACTGCAGCGACTGTTGACGTTGGTGTTTGCACTTCGTCAGCAACCTTATTAGCGGTCGCTTCAACCTGGCTTTCCTCATCGTTATCAGTCGTTGGTGCCGTCACCGTTTGAACGTCAGTAATAACACCCAGCATCCCGAGGATCGTTAATACAGTGTTGATAACAGCGACAATGGCTGACCAGTCACCGGCAAACTTGATGCCAAATACAGCTAGTACCTGTTGAATCAAAACGATCAGTAAGGAAATAATCCCAGCAATCAACTTACCATTTAAACTTCCGTCGGCATTCTTAAAACTAATTTTTTTCATTTCCTTTGGCTTCCTTTTCATATAGATGTTTAAATTCAATGTCATGACCATCTAACCGGCCTTCTACCTTAATGACCCGATTTTCAATCGCGTTCATTGCGTCGGCGTTTTGCTGTCGTACTTTTAAGCTTTCATTGGTAAACCGGCTAAGCCGCTTTCCTAAATCGTTAAGTGGGATGCGGACCGTTTTATTTAAAATCCAGTTAGCTAACACACAAACACTAGTGACAATGGCAACAATCGATCCCCATTCATCCCAGCCTAATCCTAATAGTGTATGCAATTACCGCACCACCAATCGCTGGCCAGGATAGATAGTGGTGTAAATCGTCTTGCCGTTCTGACTAGCTAATGTAGTCATATTTAGGCCGTTGCGTTGTGCGATTGCCCACCAGCTGTCGCCAGACTTGACTGTGTAATACGTGTGAGTTGCACCACTCTTTACATATTCCAGCGTATTGCTTGCCGGGCCGGTTGCTAGATAACCATAACCATTAAATCGTGGCTGACGTACCCAGCGATAGCCACCTTGAATGATAGCATGGTCGGTCTTTACCGTGGTTCCAGCTGGCAAAATAGTGATCACATTTGATGACGTTGACGCGCCTGTGCGCAGCTTAACCGCCGTCTTGAGTGTGTAAGCTTTCGTTTCCTTGACCCACTTGGCTGACGCAGATGGCTTGGAAATGTTTTTGTTAGCTTTTTGGTTGTTAGCCTTAACTGCACCTTTATTAGTCGGCTTGACCGTTGATTTCTGGCCAGCAGTGTAGTAGTTGCTATTTAATTGGCTAACATCGAATCCACCATAGCTGATACGGAACTTAGCCGTTGATGACCACTGCCATGCGTGGTTAGTTGAATACCAGTTCTTACCGCTAACCACATACGGGTAAGCAGCAATCCAGCCAGTTTTGCCCTTGATGGTCATCTTACTGTTAGCCCATGATCCTGACGTGTAAATGTCGGCCCGATAACCAAATTTCTGAATCTCTTTCATGAAGGCCGCATTATTGCGGTCATTGGTCGCTTTGGACTGGTTATTGGCTTCCTGTGATTCTACGTCCGTTGCCAATACTGCGCCAACTGGTAGTTCTGCCGCTTTAGCCGTTTTACCGGCAAAGTCAGCTTCGGCAATTGCTTGTGCCTTAGTTTTGTAATGGGCAAAATGATAGCCGTTGACGTATAAGCCAGCTGCTTGACCATTAGCAATATTGCTAGCAGCATAGCCGTCTTTGAAGGTTGTTCCCTCACTAATTTTGACGGTAAGGGCCTTAACACCGAACTCATTACGCATGGAAACGTACTCTGCCGTTGACATGTAGCCGTTATTATTCGACACATCGGCCATATCCATGCGGGCAGCGTTAGCATTTAGCCCTAAAAAAAGAGCCGCCATGGTGGCTGCTCCAGTCAGTGCTAGTTTACTTTTGAGTTTCAATCTTATCATCTCCTATTATTCAGTGGTTGGCGACACGTAGTCCTCGCCGGTAATCGTCTTGTAGTCATCAGACGTAATATGTTCTAACTCAACTGCTTTAGCTACCATTGCTTTGGTCCATAAGTTCAACTCATAAAAGCCTTTAACAGTCTCAAAATCTGGAAAATTCATATCGCTTTGTGCTCCTTTCAAAAACATTAATTGATATACTGATTTTGCATTCTGCTCCTGTAGAACCGTAAGTGATTGTTCATCAAGCATCTGTTGGTAGGAAAGCTTACCGGTCAATATTTGTAGATCGTTTGGCACAATTATAGGTTCATCTGTTTCGGCCATAATTAACCTCCTAAATTAATTGTTTCCAGACAAATTTATCTGTCTGATACACACACATATAGACTTTATCCGTACTACCTTTCAGCGTATAAATGTCGCCGCGAACGCTGTCATCAGGATTAGGAAGAGAAGTCACATCAGCAACCCTGATCACCCGAGAGCCATCCGTATTGCTAGTTGGTTTACCAAATTTATACATCAGATTGGAACTGTTGACCCAAAGGTTACCAGAATTCACTGATAAATTGTGAGCGTAATTGTTTTCATTTTCAGTGCTCATGATTTCTACTGAACGATTAGTAGCCTTTAATGTATCATCATTGTTGTAATATTGCGGATAAGCACCAGCAATATTAAGGCTTGAAATGTTGCAATTTTCTAAAATCGAATTATCCGCGTTGGCAGTAGTAATGGAAGCCGTCTGACCGTACAAATTTTTAAGCGAATATGACTCACAATTTACAAGGTAAAAATCCATTTGTGCTGTATCAGTAGCTACTCTAATCCCATCCAACGTCAGTGTTTTAGCACGGTTGGCTTGCACAGCATACTTGAATGCATTATTAGCTGCACTGATTAATAAGTTTTGTGCCGTTACTCCCTGCTTGAACCAGCTAGCCTGATTCTCGTCATAGCCAATTCTGACAGCGACTGAGGCAGAACTCAGACCGGAAATACCAGAAATACTAATATTATCAAAAGTCACTGGTTTTAGCACATTCTGTACTGATGGCAGTACGTCAATCCCAATCGACGGCGTATTGCGTCGGTTCTGCACAGCAATCCAGCCATTTGTAAAGGTCACGCCACCGTCGGTCGAGAACGTCCTGATACCGTTGGCACAGTAGTCACACTCAAACTTATCGGACACAAAGTAAAGGACATCTTTGATGTTATAGCCCAAATCATAGCCGATAAAATTAACATTGCTAAGACGGACAGATTCTGGACGCTGATAACTACCAGAGTGACTATCACCGACAACTTCAATTCCAGTATTATAATCGTTGAGTGCACCTAACTCCACTGTATCGATATTACAAGTAACATCATCGATTGTTGTTTGCACTACTTGACCACGTAACAAAAACGGATTGAAAACATTCGTCATGCCAATCTTATTAATCGTTGTCCTGAACGAATCAGTCAAATTGAATGCATATTTGAACCGTCCTCCGTTTATTTCGATATCATGGAAATGGTAAGCAACAGCACGCTTAGTATCATTCTCCTGTGATTTAAAAACTGTATTTGAATCGGCGTGGTTATCCTTTGATTCCACTCTAAAATACGCAATCTCAGCGATGGTCCTACCGCCGATTGCCAGTTCAAAAAGGTCGGTATTTTGCACGTTAAAGATTGTTTGGTTGGCCCCAGCGCCGATAAAATTCTGTAAATTTAGTGAGATGGTCTTAGTGATAAGGTAAGTCCCTGCCGGTACAAACACACTGCTACCGGTGTCAACCGCTGCTTGGATCGCATCACTATCGTCTGCAACTCCATCGCCTTTTGCGCCAAACCATTTAACATTGACGCCACGATCGCTAAACTCGTTATTCAGCTTATCAATAAGATTAGCTCCCACCGGCTTGAAATTGCTTAATGTTCCCATTAGCTCGTCCATCTGTCCTTGAGTGAACAAGTTACTCTGCTTGATTTGTGCTTGTAGTGTCGTTAGCAAAGTCTCTGTATTGGCACCCTGCGCGCTCAAAGTCGTAAAAAGATCAGTTAGCTTCTGTTTCCATTTATTCAAGTCACCATCAGCATCGTCAATCAACAACTGTACGGCATCAAGGAGCTTCTGTAATTCCGTCCGGAACGGTGCCTTATTGACAAACATGTCCGGGTTGCCATTGTAGACATGAAACCAGACATTAAAGGTCGTGACACGTTTACCGTCAGCGTTTTGCAAACCCAAGAAGCCATAAAAATAACCTTCCTGTGGGAACATGGTACCAGGAAGATTCATCTTAACTCGGCCTAAGCCAACAATATCATCGCTAGTCCCAACATAGCTAACCGCTTCACCGGTTTCAGCGGTCACTTGGTCGTTTTCATCAAGGCTACCCACGAAGCCGGTCAAGAATGGCACTAACCCATCTTCAAATTGGTGCGCTAATCCACGTTCTTTAAAATGGACGACCAGTGGAACCTGTTCATCGCCTACCCGACCATTGAAGCTATCACTCAGATTGAAAGCATCGCCCGAACTAATTTGTTGTTTGTACGTATCTAATGTAATCGTACTAATCATTTACTCACCTTCCTCAATCTCTACTACTTTGCCGTTAACAATTTGAATCGGTACATCATACTTAGTCAAAATATTGACGATAGCTTGAACATTTGCGTCTCTAGTTTTATTGTCATCTTTGATATTTTTTAAATCCTGATTAATCTTATCCTGATCCGAATTCAGCGTAGCCTGGGCACCATCTAAATCATTCAAAGCCTTTTGAATCACCTTAAAATTGCCAACAAGCTGACTCCTAAGAGTATCATCTAGCACGTTTGACAGCTGGTCAGTTACTAGTTGTATTGCCATCGCTATCCCCTTCCTTCGTTACTGCAAGTTTTCCATCGTCGCCAATCGAAACTAAAAAAACAGCCCCGCTAGGTGACTGCATTTTTATCGTCTTTGGAATCAGCCCATCATGCCAAGTTGTAATATCAGACTTTAGTAAATTAAAATAATCAGTTGGACTGGCCGCAATTGCCTTAGTTACACCCTTGTCTAAATCTTTGACGGCTTGACTGTGAGTCACGGGATAAAACGCCACCTTGTCTTCCCCTGCAATTGGTCTAATATCAGTCATCAACCTCACCTACCTTATCCAGCACCGTAATACTCGTGGCAGCCCCAGCAACCAGCTTGTTACTCTCATTTTTAATCTGTTTGATAGCCTGAGCGTCTCGGCTGCGGTTAGCTTGCAAACGTGCTGTAATCATTGCCGGGTCATCCTTAAGGTTGCCAAACGTCACAGTTGATATAGTGTGCGTGCTTTGCAAATACAGTGTTTTGGCTGCGATCCGTGTCTTCACGTCAATGCCATTTCTAGTTCTCAAATAACCATAGTTGCCAATGGCAGCATCGTTAGTTGCTCCAATCGGCGAAGTTTTCTTAAATGTGTTCAAGTTAGCCGTGTACTGTACCTTAGGATAATCTTGTAAATGCTTTGGCAACACCTTCTTCAACTCATCTTCGCTCGTGATACTATCTGACTGATAATCGTCGGCTTCAATTTCACCATAAAGTTTAGCATTCGGGCTTACATAGTCATAGCTGCAACTCGGCTTGTCATTGTCGTCATGCTTGCCTTCACCGTGAATCTTTGTTGTGATTGTCGTGTAGTCATTAGTCTCAGCAACCGAGTTGACATCATCACCATCCACGAAGACAAACGCGTCCTGCTTACCAATCGTTTTGTAAATGTCAATGTGATAGTTGTCATTAGACCACTCGAAACCGAAGTCAGTTACTAGCGTGTTTAAGAACAGGTCTAAGCCGTGCCCATTACCGAATTCTTCGTCGCCAAAATCGTGATCACTGATTGTATCATGGATCGTGTACGTGAACTTGGTGCCATTGGTGATCAGGTCCATACAGGCTTTAAGCGTCTGTTTGCCTTTAATCGTGCTGCGGATATAACTGTCGTTAAGGTCTTGAATGACGCTTAAGCAGGTTACCGCACGACTATAATACTTGCCGGACGTGCTGCCATCGTTTTCAGATACCCGAAATAGCATACCCGTGCCAGGTTCCTGAATTAAAGCTCGCGGTGACAACATGTTATAGCCTGTCATATTGCTGTTCTCATTCCATGTCGTGAAGTCCAGCTGAGCGACTTGTCCGAGTTGCAAAGTTAATTGCAAGCCAGTTACTTTGAGCGCCTCTGACGCGCCTGTGTAGTCCGTTATGATGAGCATGTCAGAAGCCTCCTAGTAGTAAAAGTGTGTTTTAAAGCTGATTGTAAAGTCATTCGTGCCACTGACTGTCAGCTTGTTATCTCCCGGAGCAAAATCCAGATAACCGTGATTTGATTTGCTAAACACCGACGTGCCATCAACGACCATCTTCAAGCCGTAAATTTGCAACGGGTTGCCCTTGGTCAGCGGCATCGTGACCGTTAGGCTTTGGCTAGTCGTTTGGTTAGTAATAGTCACTGCCTTACTGGCTGTACAATCCAACGTGATTAATACCGGGTGCTCTTCGGCCCGCAGTGGTAGTGTGCTGCCATTCCAAATCGTGAAGTTGGCTTGATTAGTGAACTCATACTTGGGTACTGACGTTAAACTAGCACTCATGCCGAACCCATTCAGAAACCCTTTATCAAGGCTTGTCAGCACGGTTTCAGCAGCACCATCAATACATGTCAGGTTGACCGTAATCGCTTGAGTGCCCCAGTAATTGCTCTGCCTGGCATACGTGTAGCTTTCTGGCACGACCTTCCAACGTAAATAAGCAATGCGCCGGTTGATGATATAGAATGGCTCATAGCCTGCAAACACCTTGAGCACGCGCATGCGCTTTAGCTCGTAGTCGTAGTTATCAGCCGCATTTACTTTGAACACCAGCGGGATTGTTGTCTGTTGCATTTGCGTGTCAGTTAACACGGCACTGTACTCACTCATCTGAGTAAATGTGTGTTGATAGTTCGGCCCAGGCGGGTCAAAACTAATCACACGAATACCTAGTTTTTCTAAATCATAGATCGTGCCATCCATCTTTTGAATAACAATTGAACTCACTAATGCAAGCCTCCTTTTTTCGCCTGAATCGTAATATCACGTTGCTGCATAAGCTTAGCCTTAGGATAAACCGCTTGTGTGAGAACACCGCTATCTAATGGCACAGTGATCGTCACATCGCCACCGATTGCTTGGTTGCCAGCAACTTGTCCTTCTGCCTGTGCCACGCCTCGCGACGCAAAGCTTGGCGCTGTGCGTTGAATACCTGCCTTAGCAGTTCCAACTACTCGCATAGCCTTAGCAATTAATCCATTAGGCACTTTGGCAGCTCGTGCTCGTGCCGCTTCAACAATCAGGCTGTCAGCATTGTCACGTTCTGGGTTAACCACGTATTCTGGGTTATTTTCAGCCAACCATGCTAACTGTTTCTTCATGACATGGCCGCCGGAATCATAACCCATCGGGCCACTGACGGTAGCAAACGCATTTGACCCTGAACCATATTTAGCCTTCATATAATGAATACCAGCTAACAAGTCGTCATACCCGTTGAGCGGATTGTTATGACCCCTGAACTTATTCGCTTCAAATGTTGGTCGAATCGTCTGAACTAGCCCCATTGAAGGATGCCCAGCTTTAGCATTAGGATCCCAAGTGTTAATTACCGATGGGTCCCCGTTTGACTCGCGTTTGATAACCTTCATCCAAGCAGCCACTTGACTGTCGGTAGCAGCGAACCCGTTGGCCTTTAATGCACGTACAACATATGGCCGCCAGCGATTAACTGAATGACCAGACGGGTTACCCACACTGGCGCCATAAGTCATTGGGTTATAGCTCTTACCACCCAAACCAGCACGCAACTCATAATGGACGTGAGGGCCGCTTGATTGGCCTTCACTGCCGACCCACGCAATGATTTGACCGGCTTTGACATGTTGGCCAGTCTTCACTTTCATTCGTTTCATGTGTCCATAAATCGTATCTACGGACGCACCCGACGGCTTGATAACAACCCAGTTACCGAACCCACTAGCTGGGCCTGCCTGCACGACAGTACCACCATATTGAGCCGGAATCGGCGTACCTAATGGTGCTGCAAAGTCGATACCTTTGTGGAAACCACCCGCTCGAGGACCGTATCCAGATGATTCTTTGAACGGTGAACCGAAGTGTGGTGCCAGTGAACCAGCACCGTCATCAGATGTGTCGGAGAACTGATCAAAGAACCCTTGCACATACTTGATTGCATTATCAATCAAAGAATCCTTAGCCCCACTCGCGATCGCACCAAACGCAGTAGTATTATCACTGAACGTCTTTGCAAGCTTACCAAGGCCAGTTGCGTTAGCAATCTTGTTTACAACGCCACTAGCGCCTTCGCTAACAAGATCAACAGCGCCCTCAGCACCTTTCTTTAAAGCACTGAACGTATTGGTTAACCAGCCAGGCAATCCAAACTTGTACCCAGGCAAACCTTTAGCCATCTGAGCAAACTCAACGGACATACCATGTGGCAAAATAGACGCACCCGCTGGAATGTTACGAATTTCAGGACCATCAACACCAATTGGCATAATTGAGCCATTCGACGTTCCCATGTATTCGAATCCTTCTTCACCAACGAGCGCAGTATGTTCGCCCATAGAACCGTTCAGACCAGCGGCATGCTTTTTCCAAGTGGGAATATTGCCCCATTTCTTGTTCAAAGCATGTAACACGCCATTAATTCCGCCAATCATGCCATTCCACATGCCTCGCATATTATCAATGAATTCATTCCACGATCCCTTAACATCACCGGTTTCATTATCTACCGCACCCTTATGCTCTCCAGCCTGTTTAGTCGCTTCATCAACGACCTTAGTGTGCGTTTCCTCTGCTTTCTTGACGGTCTTCTTCTTTTGGGCATCGGCAGCATCAATGGAGTCGTCGCGTTGTTGTCTAGCTTTATCGACAACTTCTTCATACTGCTTACGGCTCATCGTACCGTTCTCGTAGCGTTCCTTATCAGCAGCGTCAACTGTTTCCTTGTACTTCTTTTTGGCCGCGCTAACCGACTTATCACGTTGCTTGTCGGCGTTATCAATGGTCTTATCGCGTTCTTGAGCTGAATTTTTAATTGTTTCAGTCATTTGTTGCTTAGACAGCTTGCCCTTGTGGTCTTTCAAGTTTTCAAGAATATCGAGCTGCTTTCCAGATGAAATCTTAGTTGCTTTTGTAACCGCATCATTCGATTTATTTTCATCCTTGGCTAGCTGAGCTAAATACTTCTTACGGTCGCCGGCCGTTTTGGTTTGGAAGTCCTTTTCGATTTTCTTTTTATCAGCTAAATACTTTTCATGATTTTTGCCGTCCTTCTTACGGGCAGCAGCCAAGTCTTTGTTCTTTTGTGATTCAGCCTTGCCAAGCTTCGAGTAATAACTATCGGAATCTTTTTTCATTTTCCCAATGTTATCTTTCTGAGCTTTCGCCTGCTTGTTGTAGTTCTCTTTGGCCTTGTTTAGCAGCTTATTGGCCTCTTTTTCAGTCATAGAACCGTTCTGAACCAACGTTGCATAGTCCTTGATAGACATCTGACGCTTGTGACCATAGTACTTGTCGACCGACTTCTTCATCTTGCCATACGTTGTATCAGTGAGCTTCTGAGCCTTGCTGATGCTGGAAGTGTCGGTCTTAATTTTTATTTTGGCCTGTTTATTTAGTGTCTTCGTCAGTGAGGTATATGATTTCGAAAATTGCTTATCATTTAGCGATGGCTTAGGTTTGAAGCTACCACTGAACTTCTTAGCCATATCATGGCCTAGATCAGACATCTTACTAGTAAGTTTAGGGAAGCTCTTGGTAATGCCTTTTTGAATACTGCCACCCACCGATTGGCCAAGCTTACTACCTGCTAATCCACCGATTACACCACCAACAGCAGTCCCAACGACCGGCATAACTGCAGAGCCGGCAGCAGCACCCGCGGCAGCGCCACCAGCCGAACCAGCGAACCCACCCAAGTGCTTACCTAGTGTCTTCTGAGTCGTGCCAAACAGCTCTGGTATTGAAGCGGCAATGCTCATATATGGAACAGCTTTAGTGAGCCCACGAGCAGCCATCATGGCTTTGCCACCGCCTAGGCCACTAGCCGCTTCAAGTTCTGCCGTTGAAGTAGCGCCACCTTTTGCAAACAGACGTCCAAGAACTTTAGAACTACCAGCCGTAGCAGCAGTTCCACCGGCTTCTTTAGCAACCGTCTGAGTAACGGCCTTACCGCCCGCACTAGTAACGCCACTACCACCGAACAAATCAACCATCTTAGACACAGCAGCCGTTTCGATAAGTGACTTACGCAAACTTGCCAGCATGCCAATAAACTCCATACCTTTTTTGAGTGCAAACATCGCAATAAATGCTTTGGTCAAGTTCTCGATCAACTCTTGGTTCTTGGATAAGTTCTTTAAAGCATCATCAATCTTGTCTAGTGGATCTTTAGATTCTTGTGCCTTTTCGCCCACCAGCCCAAACATCTTTGCAATGTCATAGACTATGTCGCTAAATGTTTTCCAGACAGTTTTACCAATGATGCCTAGTATTTTGCCAAGATTTCCGATAATGTCGACAATTGTATTTTTATGAGCATTAACGTATTTAATGAGTTCAACTAACCATCCAGTAACATGTGAAATTGCAGTAGATGCTAAATCAGCATACTTTTTCATCATATTGTCAGATAATAAATTTCTCATATCTTGGGCAACGCCCTTACTCATTTTGAAAGATGAAGCCATGATATTACCAGTCAGCATTGACCATCGCGACTTTATATACATTGACATACCTTGGAAACTATTCATTGCCTCTTCGGTACTGCCTCTATATTTTTTGCCTAAATAATCCAGCGCTTCAGTAAATTGTTTTGAGGTCAATTTTCCAGCAGCTGACATCGCATAAAGCTGACTCATTGACTTCCCTGTTGCCTTTTGTAAAGCTTCACCAAACATTGGAAAGCGACTAATCATAACAGACATATCTTCAGCCGATGTTTTCCCACCAGCTACAATTTTTGCGAATTGCTCACCGGATTCTTTTAACGCATCATTTGAAACATGCAGTGTTGATCCCAATGCTACAAAATCATCAGTCCACTTTTTAGTCTCTTTTTCACTTGAATGGACATGATAAAAACTTTGCGCCATCTTATCAATAGTATCGGCAGCGTAAATAGAGTGCTGTGAAACATGATTGATGTATGTTAATAGTTCCTCACCATCCTTAGGTGCTTCAGTCGTTAGATTATGCCAGTTCATGCGCATCATATCCTGCTGCTTGTTATATTCCATACCGGATTCAGTAGCATTTTTTAGCCCGCTTATTAATCCTTGAATTCCGGTTTGAATAACACCGCCTAAAAATGTCCCCGCAATAATTTCTTTTAGGTGCGTAAATCCATGCTCTGTTGATTTAACCTGGTTCTTTAAACTAAAAAGCCCTTCGGAGGCTTGTCCTTTATCCAACTTCATGCGCGTGGTTACTGACCGTGGCATATTCCGCATGGTTTCTTCCCAGCTGATGACTTCGCCGCGCTCGGCCTTAGCCATCAGCTCGGTACGCGCCTGTTTGGGAATACGATTTAATAACTGCTTGAAGTTAATAATTCCAGCTTCCTCGGCCTTAGCAACTAACTTTGCTTCAACAGGACTGTTGAATTCAGCTTTAATCTTGCTATGAGTTCGCTCGGCCTCATTCTTGACCTTATTAGCATTGTTAGCAAAGGATTCGTCCATCTGGTTACCAGCATCGGATCCAAGCGTCTTCATCAAATTGTTTACTCGTTCACGATCATTCATGAATGATTTGGTATTCATTAACAAATCAATTGTTACTGTTCCGTCTGCCATGGATTATCCCTCCTTTGCCTTCTCTGCTAACATGCCGAATACTTGCCCCATCTGACTATCTAAGCTCGCTTGTGTGTCTAGGTCGTCCAACCGATAGTAGTCTTGTGCTTCCAGTAAGCTAGTAAGCTCTTCACCTTCTAACCCGCTAGTTGATCTCTTCCGAATAGCGACAATACGACGAAACTTAGTTGTCTCACTAAGCCCGTCCAACAGTGCCTTGAACTTTTCCCAACGCAAACTACCTTGTTGCTCAATTAAGTCGATATGATAATCGGCCATAAACGACGAAAAAATTGCATCTGCGTCCTTCTCGTAACTAAAAAAGCGCTCCTGTGGTACAGGGTCGCCGTTTAAATCAACGCTAGGTTCATCATCGTGATCGCCATAAACCGTTTGTTGAACGTATTTAGATATTTCAGATACTACTGAAACCATTTGGTCCGCAGTGACGTTAGTGCCCTCTCCTACAAACGCATTGAACGCTAGATAAATCTTGTGTGAGTCATCGATAGCATCATCATCAAGCAAGATATACCAGCGGAGCACATTGTCGAAGCTTAAATCGACAGTCCATTCTTCACCGCCAATCGTTATTGTTGTACCGAGCGGCTCAACTAGGCTAAGCATTCACATCACTTCTTCTTCGTAGCTTTGCGTGACTTGTAGTAAGTGTCAATGTAGCTATCCCGCTGGTCACGCAGTTCATCGTATTCCTTGACGACCATAAAGAAGGCAGCTGCCATTCGCTCGGTACTCTTATTCGTTAGTCGATAGAGGTCATCACCGGCGCCTTCTCCAAATTGATCATCGAAAAATGCGCTTAGTTCGCCCCGTAAGTCCTTATAAAGCTTATTTAGGAATTGGCGTTGTTCCTTTACCGGCTTGTCATCTAGTTCCGCCATCTTCTTTTGGTCATCCAACGCACGCAAGTGCTTGCCAACACTTAAACGAGTGTTCGTCAGTTTCATGTTCAACTCATCATTGAAATAAAGCTTTGCATGGCGTTTACCAAACTTGAACTCCGCAAATTCCTGTGGCCCACCTGCTAGATTAATTGCTGTCATAATATAAAATCCTCCTATATTTTAGTATGTATGAGGGCAAAGCCCTCGTTAACTAAGCCTGGCTGCCAGTTTCTGAACCTTGTGTAATGGTCCCGCTAGCGCTAGTCGTCTCATCTTCATCAAATTCAACCGTCTTGCCGTCTTTGTCAGTCATGATTGGCTTGCCATTGAACGATAACGTAAAGCTGAACGTCTGCTTGGCATTGGCATTACCACCCATTGGAACGACAGCCGTGATAGTCACATTAGCCACAATCACATTGCCGTCTGGGTCAGTCCAACGCGCCAGCGTCTTAAGGTTCTGACCAATAGCCAAGAATTTACTTGCAACATAATCTTGCGCAGCATCGCCAATTACTCGATGACCACTGAAAGCTAACGTGATACGCTTACCAGTCACATCAGTATCGGTAAATCCTGCCCCGTCATAATATGCAGTGTTGTCGTCTGTTTCGTTAGCGGCTGGAGTAACACCCGAGATACCAGCTGCTAAAGGTGCGAATGTTGCCTTCGTTGTGTCTTTAGGGTCTTGATTACCCGTAGTGTCAATCTCAAAGACATTTTTGTAGTTCATTTTAAATTTTGCCATTTAGTAATTACTTCCTTCCTTAATTAAAAAACGCTATTCAGCGTCTGCAAAAGTGTTAACGATCACCGAAAAGCTAAGCTGATAGGTTGAATAACCTTGAGTATCCTGCTCAGATATGCTTGGCTGCCCGTTAATCGTTAATGTTTCAAATTCAAAGCTCTTGTTGCTACTAACTAAGTCATCAGTTGTCAACACATCTAGCGCTTGCGATACGAGCCATAGCGTTGTGTTGGCTTGTTGCTGGTTCTTAGTACGCATACCAACTTCATAATTCATCTGCCACTGCTGGTTGCCAGCATAATCTTCGTCAAGCACTCGACTACCCGGCAAAGGATAAAGTGACAGCGAATCAGCGACCGTCAGATAGCCCAACGTGCACTTCATTGGCAAGCTGGGCACTTGGTTGATACTTGCTGCTAGCCGTTCCAATAAGTCCATCACTTCATCCCTTCCGTAAACGCCTTAACCCAGCTATCCATGAACATTGACTTAGCTTTCAAATCCCAGCGCTTTGTAGTACCTGGGGTTGTGTAATTGTTTGGATTAACCGGGTGTCCGTTGATGATTCCGTAGAATTGTGCCTTGGCATAAGGCATTGCATACGTTATCTGACTACCATCGGCCGTAGCATGCACAGAATCACGCAAGTGACCCTGTCTCTTCGGCACGAACTGTTCCATGTCTGACATAGCTTGATTGACTAAGGCATATTGCCCACGTTTTACGTTATTAAGACTGGTCTGGTCCATGAAGCCATCTAGGTCAACATTGATTCTAAATGCCATCACAGCACCTCCAACTCGTACGAATACAACTCATTACTAAACGGTTCACGATTGTCGATAATCTTTTGGACGGTGTACTCTTCACCCTCAAATACAAGCTTAGAACCGACACCGTTCTTGGTAATCGTTGGTAGTGGACTACTAATCCCTGCGTACAGAAAAACAACCGCGTTAGCAACGATTGTCCGATCATTGTTGCTACCAGAATAAATCGTTTGCGGCTGCACAACACAATGCTCGATTGTTACTGGCTTGCCTGCCAATGGTTGACCCCATTCATCCGTTTTAGTTGGATCAGTCAGAGTGAGCGTGATTGTCTGCTGGCACATCCGCTTCGGTGGCTTCATCATCATCGGTAACTCACCGCCCTACACATCAACCCAATTTGAGCCAAAATCGCAACGACACCGTTAGCTAATCCAGTTTTACCAAAATTGGTAGCATTCACGTTAGAGTTTGCCTGTACGTGGGTTCGGCCAATCTCAATGCTGGATAAATCCTGATTAGCAATGCCCACTGGCGTATCGGCGCCAACTTCATCGAAGTAGTCACACTGCAAGGCGACTGCTCGCTTGAACTGCTTAGCACGGAATACTTGCCATTGGGTGCCAGCCAAGTCATCAACCAGCGAATGAGCGGCGTAGTCAGCGTTATAGAAGAACTGAGTAGTGATGTCAATTTGCGTTTCAGCAGCCCGTTCGTGTTGATCAAAGATATTTTCATCAGTAATCATGGTAAAACCATTCTGTTGATACTCTTTAAACGTCAAATAGGCCATCTAATCACTTCCAGTCTAGATTACTTACCAGTTGAAGATGAAGAAGTTGATGTTCCAGGCGTAGCAGCTACGTAGATAGCTGGCTTAGCGTTGTCAAATACAATAGCATCGTAGTATGACAAGCCCTTGACGGTAGTACGATAGCCAGAACGGTCAGTGTCATCAGATACGATGTCAACTGAATCATACTTCGTAATTGGAGCAATGGCGCTCAATGGAAGCAAGAAGAAGTTAACGGCGTCAGTGATGGTTAATCCTTGAATCCGACCCTTAGCAACCGGGATAATTGGCACACTACCGTCAATTTGACCGACTTTGCGGTTAATCCCGTTGATACTCATGTCGTTAACAGAGAACGTCTTAGACACGCCGTCAGCGTTCTTTAATGCCTTGTAGTAGGCACTGGAAACGAACATTGCAAAGCCACCGGGAACTTCATTGTCAAGCATGAATTGTTCCGCATCATCGTAGGCTGCCAAAGCGTTCTTACTGTCAATCGTGTCAGTAATCTTCGTGCCAGCGTTGTCGAAGATGGTCTGTGCAATGAATTTATCCTTGTGTGGTACCGTGATCAAGCGTTGATGTTCTTCCACCAAGTTTTGAACAGTTAATGCGCCACTTTCGGACATATCCAGCTTGTCTAAATCGTAACCAATCCAATCTTCTTGCTGCAATTCGATTGGTACTTTTTCAACATTGATGTTGTGGCGAACGTTATCCCCATTCCGAACATACTTCGTAGCTTCTGCGAAGCCGTCCATCTTGTTGATACGGACCGTATGAACACCGTCAAAGTCGGCAGCTGTAATTGATTTGGCGCCACCTTGAAGTGGTTGCCATAATTGTGATTCGGCCGCGTATTTCTTGTCAATCGTAGCTAAGTCTTTTTGATCTAAAACTAAAGTCATTAGTTATTCCCTCCTATTTTTCCGCAGTACCCATTCGTGCTGCAATGCGTTGTGTAAGTGACGGTTCACCACCACCAGTGCTCCCACTAGGATTACCGCCAGCAGTGATCTTGACAGCTGGTTTGCCGCCATTGTCTTCACCTTTGTCAAACAGATAATCGTGCGATTCCTGCAACTTCTTAATCTGTTCACCGATACCCATTAGTTGACCATCATCGCCAAGCTTGACAGTATCCATGTCGATAAACGGCATGATAGCCTTAGCATCGCGAGCTTTAGCGTCACGTAATGCCATTTGCACAGCGTTGTCAGTCTTGACCTTTGTCAAGCTAGCAGCAGCTTCGCTGTCCTTCGTCTTGATGGTTTCTTGTAACGCAGCAATCTGTTTGTTGAGCTTTTCAGAATTGCCGGCTTGTTCACCAAGCGACTTGATTTGGCCATCACGATCAACAACTTGCTGCTTAACTGAATCAAGTTCCGACTTAGTGTCAGCTACTTGTTGCTTAATTGGCTCAATGCCAGCGTTATAAAGCTTCATCACCTCGGTCGTTTGCTTGTCGTCTAACCCTAATGCTTCTAAATCCTTACGTTCCATGTCAATCGCTCCTAACGTTATTTATTACGCGGTAACGGCCGCGCGAATTGATTGCATAAGTAATGAGCAGTTTAGTGACTTACTCAGGTCAAATAGCATATTTATGATTCACTACTATAGACTTGTTCTCGACTATAGTTTCGATGTAAGAAGTCATGATCCTTTACTAATTCTCGTAACGATTTCTGTTGACTACTAATCAATGATTTATAGTGAGAAACACCAACATCATCACCTAACTTCTGCGCAGCAGCCAGCTTTTTCTTAGACTGTCGGATTGCTCGCTCATAGCCACGTTGTTTAGCTTGTATATCACCCTTAGCAATCGCTGCTTGCGGGTCATATTGCGGCTGGTTGTTAGTGTTAACGCCGTCAATGAACGGGTAAAGCGTGTGGCTACAATTAATACCTTGTGTCCCCGCTGGTGTGCCATAACCATGGTTGTAAATGCTGTCGTATTTGGCGTTATAAGTATCACTACCCGGTTCGGTAAGATTGACAATGTGCCCTTGAATATAGGCACAGGCTTTACGTGATACAGGGTGTGAACTCATAACGGCTAAGGTACTCCCAAAATCTTGCATACGTTTTAAGCGCAAGTTATTAAACGTCTGATGGGCTGTGGTATTGATTACCGTGCGAGCATAGCCTTCAAGCGACCAATTATGGCCGCCTTTATCGACTAAATTGGACTTAATACCAGCGTCCACCCATTTGTAGACGTTATCTCGTAAGGCCCTATCGTACGTTTTAAGGCCGACTACCGTTTCCATGGTAGTTTGCTTGATGATACCTTGATAAGCTCGCATAGCGCCATTCTCGTTGTAATTAGTGGACAATAGCGACTGGTTAACTGTGTTGTCTAAATCTTTCCACGTTTGATTTTGCAAGGAGTTAATCGTGTCACGGATTTCATCATCAACTGCGATCTTTTTATGCAATTGTTGGCTCAAAGTAGCATCAATCTCATTAACAACTTGAAACCCGTTATCATGTACGAGCTTTGTAATTGCTTGTTGCGATTCGCCGGTATATTTAGCCACTAAGGCAATGACTTGCTTGTTTAGCACGCCCATCTTGGACAACTGCTCAACTTGCCAACGTAAAACGTTCTGACTATCTACCGTATCGAATTTGGTTGTCTTTAATGTTTGGATAATACGTGCATATATGTCTTGTTCGAGCTTGGAATAAATGTCAACAGCTGCATTCGCATCGTGCATCATCGAATCTTGAGTGATCATTCACCATCACCACCGCCGCCCATTGCAATTTGTGATCCCTCGTACGTATCAGTTGGTGCTTCAGATTTAATCTTAGCTAACTCTGCTTGTGCTTCGTCAGCAGACATACCATAATTGCGCTGCAAGAATGTCTGCTTAGACAGGCCACCAGCAATCATCGTCTTTGTGTCTTCTTCAAGCTGTTTGTCCTTGTCAACGAACACGCCATCATCAAAATGGCACTCAACGTCAAGTGGTTCATTAGCTAAGTCAATATCAAATAGTGGCTTGCCATCTTCAAATAGTTCGCCTTTGCTTGCCAGCTCGAAGATTGCCATACATAGCTCATCAATTGCCTTCTCAACCATAGTTAGATAGCTCGAACGCGTCTGATAGGTCATGCTATTATTGCTGACAACCTCAGTAGCTGTCTTTAACCCATCATTTGAATATGAGAACGTGCCGCTTGATAGTCCAATCTGCACTTCAAGCTCTTTAATAAAGTGGTTAATGGCATCTTTATATTGAACCGTTCTAATGGCCGTTGTCATATCTTTAATTCCGGTTGCTGTATCATCATCACTAATCATGCCAACATATAAGTTTTGGTCCGAATCAAAGGTTAGCTTGTGCTCATCATCAAAGCGTAGCATCTCCGGCTTGACTGCAATATGTCTTTGCCCTAGTCGAATCTCCCACATAAACTGATCATGAACATCATTAACGTCATCAAGCACGCCCTTGGCGTTATCCACAATACCAATTCCCAATGGACTTTCGATATTGATATTGTTAGCTCCCGGCGTCTTGAAGTAGGCAAACAATGGGCTTTGCAGATTCTCAATCGTTACTTGTTCTGCTAAGTCCTGATATACCGGTAACATTGATAGTGGAACCTGATTGCCGACTAAATCTGGGCTGTCAGACTTATATAACTCATTGGTTATCTGATAAGTACCGTCAGCTTGCCATTGGTGAAACTCTAACAACGTGTAATACTTCGTTTGGTTTCCTTCTGTGACTTGTGTTCGACTGGCGATAGCAGCTTCACTGATGTCGTTAGTATTAGATTGTAGCGGGTAAAATTGGTCAGCTCGCACCCAGGCAATCTTGATATGGCTGCCATCAATGTATGGACGCATTGCAAATCCACCTAAGGCAACACCCTTTTCAAGTGCTTCTTCAAATTTGTTTTTGAAGTCGTTATCTAGCAATACTTTGTTTAAGAATTCATCGGCATTTTTGTTTTTGTTGATATGAATGTCTGCCTTCTCATTGAAGACCACTGACGCAATTCGTCGGGCGGCCGTCTTGGTAAGGTTTAACGTGTTCTTTGGCCGCCGTTTCAGTACGCCGAGCTGGCTCTGATAATGAACATAGTGCAACTTGTCACTGTAATAATCCAAGTCGGTTTGAATTCGCACATACTCATCTGGGTCAATACTGATACGAGGATCATCGGTAATCTTGCTTAAACTTCCTGTTACTCCCGTGGCTGCCGCCCCCTTCCAAAATAAATCTTTAATTCGTTGAATCAGTCCCATTTAATCACCTACCATCTCAAATCAAGGTCACGCAAGTTGTCCAGCACGAAATACTGGAACGCATCGCATGTATGGTCATCTACCTTGATAACCTTCGGCTTGTCACTCTCTAACGTGTCACCGTCCCACTGGTATTTGCGATGCTCATCAATAAATATCTGATTTGCCTCGTTATCGAGGTAATAAAAACGCCCAGTGGAAAAAAGGTCCTGAACGTGATCAATCATCGCTGTCTTTTCAATCTTGTTTACGTGATGCCAATGCCGGCCATACTTCTTGAAATACTCATGGTCAATCGCATAGTCGGACGTTGCTTCATCGGCCGACCGCTTCCACGCTTTCTTATGCCATTGCTTCTCACGACTATCCTCAAATGCGTACAGCTCGTCTGCTAGTTCGCTAGGTGGCTTCTTAACTGACTGATGAGCTGGTGAGTAGTAATAAGTATCTAGTAAGATAACACGCTTCTTAGCCGTTAATGCAATGCATAGCTCAGTCGTGGCTGACACCTGCTGGCCGCTATCTTGGCTGAAATACAATGACTTAATATAATCATCATCTGGGAACACCTCTAACGGCTTTAACAAGTTCGGATTATAGATGCTCGTACCTAACCCAATGACTTCTCCTAAGTAAAGCCAGCGGTAGTATTCATAATCGTTCTTCTTATACTGCTCGATTAGGTCAAGCGTTTGCTTGCTGGTAAAGCCACGCACGTCACAACGATAGTCACTCGTGTCAATCAGATAGTTGTCATCATTTGACACTTTATCTATCCACTCGTTAATCCAGTCATACGGGTTCTTAGGTGGGTTATATGAGTAGAATACTTTAACCTGATCAAGCCAATCTGGTTTCTGCCGAATGAATGTCGGGTTAGCTTGGTCGAACACGTCACTAGACTTCATGTTAGCAGCTTCTTCGTACCAGACAGCCACTACATCACCCACAATGTTTGACTTTAGCTTGTACGGATTGTCAGCACCATAGAAGTAGAACGTGCTGCCAGTGCGCTTATGCTGTATCGTGAGTGGCGATTTATAAGCGATAAACTCGTCATCCATGTCAAGCATACTAAGCGCCCATTGAATCTGGTTATAAACCGTATCATGTAAGTCTGACTTGTTTGCCAGCACAGCAATGACGTTGGCTTTGTGATGTTGCATGATAGCCTTATTGACCATTGTTACTAACTTCAAGCTGATAACGGACGACTTGAACGAGCCACGCCCACCGTTTGCAACGATGTAAGGCTTGTCAGTCGTCCACATTCGCTTAAAGTGCGGATTAATCAAGTCGGACACTTTGATAACCTTTTTGATATTCATATCGTCAACTACCAGCGTCTTCATCGTCCATGCCTCCCACGTCATCTACTATCAGTGTCTGTCCCTCATTACTATCACCGCTACGGACTTCTTTAGCTTTAGCCTCCGCAATATCTGCCTCAGCTTTAAGCTTGCGAATCTGTTGTTCAACAAGCTTATCGTTGCCCGGATAACGCTTTAGTATTTCCTTAGTAGCGCTTATCCGTGTTTTCAAATCAGCTTCTTTGTGCTTCTCGTACACACCGTCAGCAGTGCCAATATAAACCGTTTCTTTGGTTTCGCCTCTAGCGATACTAGTAAGCAACTCAACGGCTTCTGTGGCGTCCATAATGCGCTTGGAAGCTATCTCGGCCATCTGTTCATCGATGTATTTTTTGATGTCAGGTTTTGTCAGGTTCTCCTGTCCAACTGAGCGGGCTGAGCGTTTACTATACCCCGCTTTACGAGCCGCATCAGCAGCATTGCCAGACTTGATATACTCGTCGGCAAACTTGCGCTGTTTTGGCGTTAATTTACGTGTCATTACATACCACCACACCTCCGTTAATTGGAATTAGATTGATAATCCTATTATTTTTCGAGTAAACGAATCCGAATTGCCAGTACCTGTGCATAGGTTTCCATAGCTCTCGCTTGAATACCAATGAGTTGCCGTTGTTCATCAGGAATATCTAAGTTACTGGCAGCCGGCCAAGCTTTAGCAATCTTGTCCGTCAGTTCATCGTATTCAGTGTTTAACTTTTTCAACAATACTTTGTTCATAATAATTACCACCTTTTTATTTTTCTCCAAACTAAAAGCGCCATGCTTTTTAACACGACGCTTCATCCATTTATCTAAGTGGGCATCCATCTCCGCCTCTTGTGGCGTGACGTAGCCGTATTTTGTGTTAATCAACTTTGCCATGATTTGCCTCGTTGCTTGAACAGAATGGATATTGTACCCCGAATAGTTCTAGATTAACTTTTTTCAAATCATTCTCAATAGCCTCGTTGTCTTCTATATTCATTGTAGTTCCTCCTAATCGTATGTATCAAAAAACTCCCGCCAATAAGCGAGAGCTAGTTTGGATATTGCCCGTTTTGGAGCCACGGACGCGTTTAATGTGCCTGGCAGGGATTTGCACCCTACATGATGTGTGGACATACTGGTTGTCAACCAACACCCGTTACTCGCACCTAACTGTGCGTCTGCCTATTCCGCCACAAGCACATGTTACACAGTTTTAGCCCTCATGAGTGACCATGCTGCATAACAATATCGCCGGTAGGACTCGAACCTACATTCCATTGTGGCTTACCAATTAGCCCACAGCAATACTCGCATTCAACGGCCGACGTTAAACACGAAGACTAATGCCAGCGGCAGAGAGGAGCGCATCACCCCTTATAAATCCGCCGGCTACACAGATAGCTGGATTTGAACCAACATAGACGGTTTTGGAGACCGCCATCTTGCCAATTAGATCATATCTGCTTAATAATGGCACTTAATTCAGTTCTGTGCGCATAAACTAATCCATATTGACAATGATCACTGCTGGACCATCAAAGCTAAAGACTTTCTGGTCTCCAACAGTGATTTTTGCTTGCTCCTCTAACTGTAAGCTAATGCTCTGAATACCTAAGCGAGATTCTAATTCCTTCGAAAGCTCCTTAGTTGTCACATCCTTTAAGTCCATTATTTCATCTTCCTCTCCTTAAAATTAACGTAGCCTGCTGGACTCGAACCAGCGACAACCTGATTAACAGTCAGGTGCTCTACCAACTGAGCTAAGGCCACAATAATAATCAATTAGAGCTATCAGAAAAACGTTTATTTGTCGCCCTAACCAATTATCGATAATACTAATTTACCACAAATTTATTGCTATGAAGTCCGGCTTGAGTTCGGAAAAAGTTCGGTTAAAGTCCGGTTTGAGTTCGGTTTTGATAAATATTCAGGTCTTCTAGGTAATAGCTCTGTGCGAACTGCAGCATTGCCAATGGCTTCCAGCGGTCAAAATACTGCGTCTTGCTGTAGCCAATATCCATGTAGCACATCGTGTCACTGTATCCTTGCAGATATAGCCGATCTAATATCTCCTGGCACTCATGATCACACCGAGCCATGGCCTGAATAGTCTGTCGGACAATTTGCTCAGCGTACAGGCGGCGTGTAATCCGATCCTCGGCCGAGTTACCAGCTGGGGCCGACTTAGGCATGCCATCCATGCTAGGCGATTTTAGATCAGCGACCGAATGGCCGGACGCCCGAACTGCTTGCGGTAACTTCTTATCCAAGAACCGCCGCACCTGTTTAATTGTTTTCTCTTGGTCAATTGGTGGAAAAATTTCATCTGAAATAACTTGCTGTTCGCCCATCATGCGCCCCTCCGCTTTCGTATGCTATAATTAATTTATTCGGAATTAGTTGTAGCGCGGTCAGCAATGGCAGCGCTTTTTATATGTTATACTAACAACGGTCATTCGAGTGGTCCTGTGACTAGTCGCCCTAGTAGGCGGCTTTTTGTTTACTCTCGTGATCACTCAACTCCATAATGTCACCAACATCTTCTAATGGGATTCCTCTAAACTTAATCATCGTCGCCACCTCCTACTTAAAATAACGTTCAAATAGCTCATTAGGTATTAAGAATTGCTCACTATCACGATCTTCGATAATCCGATCATTAAGTGAAACTGGCTGTCGTCTACACTGATTCTCCTTACCATAATTTGCTATGAATTCAAATCCCCATATATCAGACCAAACTAAACCATGGTATTCAAACATCGCTTTCCAGTGATTTCTTGGCCTATCTAGTTTTTCATCAAGCTTATTAGCATCCTTAAACGCCTTCTGTACTTCATTACCTAATTCACTTGTAATTTTAATTACGTTAAATTCTGTTGGTTTAGCAACACATTTATCAAGTTTAATCATCGTTGCCATCTCCTAGCCAATAATCAGTACCAAAGTAAGGCTCATCTAAGTGTTCTATCTCAAACAAGGCAATCATAATTCCGTCTTTTATTTCCGTGTCGCCTTCTTCTTGGCATCTAATAGCATCATTGTTCAATCGCCTGCGTAACTCTATCATCTCATCACTCATTTTCCAACATCCTTTTTGTTTGCTTCGGCATGTTCCTTCATTCGCCGGTGCTTTCGTTTAATCGTTGAACGCTTCTTAGTGTGTTTAGGCATCTTCGTTCTCCTCAATCAACTTGTTTAAATACCACTGTGCCTTTTTTAGGTCTTCCAGCAGCTTGCCTTTGTATGGTGCGCGGTCGATGTATTTATACACGTTAAACAGCAAACCACCCTCATACGCGTTCCAGTCGCTATTTTCAAGGTGTTCCTTGATGTCGTCGATTGTTTCGCGTCCGCCGTGATTGTAATGCTGTGGGCGGTCGACATTGTTAGACTTTGTTTCGATTTTTTTCGGCAAGTGGCTGTGCATGTATTGGATCATCTCGGAAATAATATATTCAACGTCGCGATATTTGCCATCTCCAAGCACAATCGTGCCATCGCCTTTAACTCGACATACTCTGTGCCACGTGCCGTCTGAAAGAGGCACCCAATCATATTTCTTGATTGAAATTGCCGAATAATATTTTTTAGGAATGTCAACGACAATCCCCAAGCGCATGTTTAGCGTGACATCGTATTCTTTATCGACATCATCGCCATAACGTACTAGATCGCCGGTTTCGTCACGCATGTAATGATTAACACAACTTACATACTTCTCGGCTTCCTTAACCAATTGTTCAGTTTCGTATGAGTTACTGACATCAGTGTGAACAGCTGATCCAAATTCATATTTATTCGTGCCGACAATGTTGTACCAAAACGTTCCTGGTACGCGAACAATTGGACGGCCTTGTTCATTTCTAGTAATTGCCATTATTTCAATCCTCCATAATGTAGTATCTATTTTCGTCAATCGAATCAATGTACTTATTACCACATTGATATTGCCAATCCAGCAATTAAAACGTAAATCGTTAAGGCTTTGGCCAACCCGTGTTCCTCATCTTCAAACGTCATTGAAACAAATAGCACGATCAAGATTAGAAAAACATACGCCCACATCCGACCATCCCCTATCAATGTGTATACCGCTAGAATAGCCATCCCAGGACAACTACAAACAGCTTGATACCGCCGACAACTACGAAGCAGACTGCTGTCCACGCTACCCAATCAGCAAACAAATCTTTAATTGTCATCATTCGCCCTCCATCGATTCTGCCATCGCCATAACCAGCGGGTAGTCTTCCCGCGCTACTTCCGACTCATCTGCGTAGCCCATAGCCTCACAGGCCGCTTGTATGGCCCATGCTGGAATTTCAGTATCCATATCTAATCCCCTTTGTCATTCGGGTCAACATCATACCAGCCCTTAGCGCACATCAATTTCCAACGATAATCATCACTCTTGATCACATGATTTAAGTGCTCGCAACGCTTGAAGGCATCACCATAACGCTTATAAATCTTGGGATAGTTTTTCATGATTTCACCTTGAAAGGTCAAGACAACCATGTAGGCCACTACCGTCTTTCTGCCTAGTTTAAGTGCCAAATCAGTCATCACTTCACGTCCTCCGTTCGGTACCATTCTTTATGATTTAAAATCGCATTCGCGCGTTTCAAATCTCTTAGGTCGAACCAGCCAAAATGACATTGTTCAGCATCAATATTCATCAACTTAGCTAGTCGTCTATAGCAAGCACTTCTATCTAACTCACAATTTCGCCAGACAAGGTCAAATTTAAAATGACACTGTTGTTTTAACTTCTTCATTTCGGGTGTCGCCAATACTCCAAGCGGACGCCTAGTGGCTGGATTACCATGTACTCCACAACTCACCCCGCATTGGGTACAGAAGTAGCACTTACCATTGCCAAATCTTTGACCGTGATAAATTATCGAGTTATCTGTATAAATGACTCTGCCGCCACAATACGGGCATGGAAACTTATCCCAACATTCTGGATCACGTGTTAAACTTTTAACTTCAATCATTTAACGTCCTCCGTAACTTCCTCTACCTCTACTCGTGGATTTCGCTTATCAACTACAAATTCGTCCTGAAACCCCGTGATATGCTTTCGATTGTCGTTGCCCAAAAGCCCAGCTTTCATAAAACCGTCAAGCACAAATTTTTTAGCAAAGGCGATATTGTCCGCGTCTTTTCGACTGTTTTTCGTGTACCACGTAAATTTAAGCTTGCAAGGCCAACTAAATTCGACTCCAGAATTCCGACTAGCTCTCGCATATACACTACATAAGGCCGTGTACTGCTTCTTTAGGTTAGCTGCGGCGTATCTGTTGGCTCGTTCAGCCTTGATGTACTCATTTAAGCTAGGTAATTCGCCCTTAATCACGACTTTGCTCATACTTTCGGCACCCAACTAATGTAATAGCCATTAACGACCCCGTTAGACATACTGGCCTGTCTAATCGAAAACTCTGGGGCGTCAATCTTCTCGCATAATCGTGCCAGTGTTTGATAAGCGATCACTTCGTCAGGATTGTTATACTTCTCAGCACGCCAGTAACCGTTATTCAGTGGCAGGCTGTATTTGTGGACTAAATCCTTTACCCGCTTGAATTCAATTGCCGTACTGTCGGCTAACTGCCTGAGAGAATGTTTGCCATGCTTATGTGCTTGCCGAATGGCTTTAATATCTTCACGTTCTCCCTGCTTCGGATCTTGTTTCATACTAGCTAAGTAAGCTTCATCACTGCGTACATTAGTCCCAGGCTTAACCAGTCTAACCGGAAACGGCCATTCACCAGATTTGTAGTTATGTTGCGCGAGCTTAAACATTTCCGGTTCGGGCCCGATTGCTAGTGGGTGATCGATATCGGGTAAATCAGCGTTAATTACTAGCACCTGTGTTTCAGTCATGCGCTTACCTCCGTTTGCAATCCTTGTCTAGCTTGCTCTAGATCAATAAAATACTCGGCTGGCTTACCCCAACATTGGGTCAAATCAAAATTTAAGCCATCCCGCTGATATTCAATAATTAAAACCTCGAGTGCAAATAGCTTGTACTCATGAGCGCACACCTCATCTTGCGCGCTACCGCCAGCCTTCAGATGTCGCTTCATGCGCTGCTTAGTCCAATGCAGTGCCGATGATTCATAGGCATGATTAGCGGCTAACTTGACTAATTGATTACCCCAATTCATTTAGCTTCCTCCTGACTGTTCACGAGCGCTAGGAAATCCTCATCACTCATATCGTCCTGCTGGTTATCGCTTGAATTTGGCTTAGCATCCGTCTGAGAAGCACCGTTTTGCGCCCACTTTGGAATGATCTCTTTACGGCCGTTTGATGCCTTACCCTTTGGCTTAGGTGGTGTCATATCGTAATTACTTAACCAACCGCCGTTATCCAACCAGTTCGCTAGCTGCTGAACGTACTGTCCCTGTATCCCCTTAACTTCCAAGTACCGCTTATAATTGCCGATACCCTGAATGATTTGGCTCTTAGTGGCTTTACCAGCGGGGGTGGCACCAGTCACGGTAGCCCGATAATAAGCATTCCATGCGTCACCAAACTTTTCTTGACGTGGGTAAACAGCCCAGACATCTGTTAAAAATTCCTGCCGGCGAAAATCGCGCGGATCTTTATTCTTTTTTTTAGTACTGGTAGAGTCAGGTACAGTACTAGTAAGTTCTTTGGAGCTACCAGTTGGGCTACTGTCTGGGTTACTAGTTGAGTTACTACTTGGGTTACTAGTTGAGCTACTATTATCGTTTCTAGTAGCCCAACTAGTACTGTAAAGCCTGATAATTTGGTACTGAGGCTTTTGCTTATTCCTTTTGCCGGGGACATATTTGATTAATCCAAGTTGTACAAGTTCGTTCCTAGCCACTTTAAGCCCGGAATCAGACATACCAGTAAGATCGAGCAAGGCAGAATTCTTTAGAGTAAATACGTTATCTAATTGGTACTCATCGTTCGCGTAGTCCAATAGCTCGCGATACAGATTATTTTGACCAATTGAGATATCTATTTGGTCTCGTTTCAGCTTTCTGTAAGCTCGTCTTTGCTTGAAATAATCCAAATCTACACCTCCTGTCCTTACTAATGGGCCTTTCACCCGTTCGGTGGATTCAGTCACTGCTGTTCAAGCCAATTCGAATGTTTATTTCTTATCAAATGCTGCTAGCAATCCTTGTAGCTGACTCTTAGCATCCTCTGCTTGTGCTATTGTTAGGTTCTTCCAATCGTCGTCAGTCCCTTTCCAATCAGGGACAATTTGTTGAATAACCTCATTAGTCACTGATAACGGTGTACCATTCTTGGTTTTGGCAGCCAGCTCACCGGCAAGGTTAGCAATCTCACTTGTCTGTTTTGAACTAGCAATGATAGTGGTAGGATCAAAATCTTCATTTACTTCATCGTCAGTTGCGGGCTGTTGCTTGCCAGCTAGTAATAATTTAGCAGCAGTCTTAAATTCAGGTTTCTGCGCGTTTTCAGCTAGCCATTCAATATAGCCACGATTCTCATTCAAGACATCTCCCATGCTCTTGCCTTTATTTTTGCCAAAGTTAAGTTTTAAATTAAAGGCTTCATCATAAGTCATGGTTTCGTTATTCTCACGTTGGTTAAAGTTCTGCATATCTTCGACATCTTGCGTGAAGACATTTGATAAACTAGCGATGGTCAGTGTGGCATCAACTTGAGCTCGCTTTTTTGCCATCTTCAATACCGTGTTTTTCATTGAAAAGCCATCACGAGAAACGTACTTACTCTCTTTTGTATTTGCCGACCCTAATCCCTCAGTTAACTGCATACCGCTCTTGTATAGCACGCACTTGACGGTGTAGTCGAAATAACCCGACTCGTAGTCCTCAACTTTATCGATAACGTTGTATTCGCTGGTCACGCCCATCAACATTTGAATTTTTTCGGCACCCGGTTTAAGGAGCGTCGGCTTCTGTGTACCAGGGACGACCCCAAAATCTTGACCATCTTTTAGTTGATGTTGAACCATAGTTTGGAAATTAGAGATAGCCTGTAGTTCGCTAGCCATCTTGTTTTGATCAGTACCCATGATTAGGGATAGACTGTTCGTTTGATTTTCTGCTTTTGCGATTGCTTCACTCATATCGGTTCCTCCTAGTATTTAAACGTGACCTTCTCAGTTGCCGGTTTTTCAGTAATACCAGCGATAATCTCGCCATCTTCCATGACAAACTTGTCACCAACCATGCGACCAGCTTTTTTTAAATCGACTTTATCAATAGATTCCTTGACCTTGATATATTGGCTCATGCCCTGATTACGAAGTGAGTTTAAAACCATCTTTTCGTCATACGCCAACCCAGCCGGGTTCTTACGAGTTGATACACGGCCATTAGGGGTATCGATTTTGAATTTCTTATCGACTAACCGTTGATCACGTAAATAGTCGGTCAGTAGCCCTTCGAAGTACTCGCGGTTGGCTTGGTTCTTATCAAGCTCCCGGTCGCGCCATGCAATTGCCTGGTCAATATTGTTCTTCGCAACTTGGCTAATTTCATCATCATGCGCTTGGATAGCCTTGAGCTTCTTTAACGCCCAGTCAGCTTTCTCCAATGAGTCAATTTTGAAGCCTTCGTTTTCACGTTCTGTCACCGTTCTAAGTTCTTCTTTTAACATTGCATCCATGATTGAAATCCTCCTATTTAATATCCAGCAATGACGCCACTTTCAATCAGCTCTTCCTCAGTAGGTTCATCATCACGCCAACCTTCTGCAGCTTCTTCTTGGTCAATTAACCAGCTATCGTAGCCGTTCATTTCGCCCACCTCCGTATTAACATGACCAACCATTGTCTTAGTGACTGTTTCGGAGTACAATAAAAATCGAAAATAAATTTATTAAGCGTCTTTGCTGCACGGGTACTACCGATACCTGAATAGCTTTTTTCGTACTCAAATTTAGACTTGGGCGATACTTTGCGTACTTCCAATTCGTTCGACCTCCTTAAATGTGCCAAAAACATTATTCAATTCTTCAATTGTGATCTGTTTGTAAAGCACGTTTCCGATCCGGAATGTAAATTTCATCGTCTTCATCTCCTTAAATTCCAAACCAACTAGCAACTTCATGACGCTTGAACCACAATGCAGTTAACGCGCAGCCTACTAATGCTCCTTCAATCATTGTGATACCTCCTTACGCTCGTATTTGGTTGTCAGACATCCAATTCTCTAAAGCTTTTTGTGAAAATGAATCTTTTGTCCCCTTCTTGAAATGTGGAAATCCAGGCTGATAGTAATAAAAATCTTTTAATGTATCCACACTGCATCCAAGCATACTAGCAGCTTGCTGTTGGTTTAATCCCTGATCCGGTGTGTAATACTTCTTCACCAGCACTTCCAGTTGTGGCATGATTCTATCGGCTACCGCAACAGCTACAGCATTAATAAACTCAGCGTCATCATTTTGCGTTGAGATCATCATCTCTATCACTCCTTCCCATGTTTAACGACTCCATCTTTAAACCACTTTTTCATGCGCTGTTTAAGCTGGTCCTGCATCGATAAATCAAAACCACGACATACATATGCGATTAGGTTTAGCAAGTAAAGCACTGCATCAAAACACTCAGCAACTAATTTCTTTGGATCATCAAAGTCATTTGGCTTCAAATCTTCTTTAGGTATCGTTAGTTCATCAAGTGAATCCTGAATAGCTGCTAGTGCTTGGCTTAACTCCGGCATGGTTTTAACAGCCATTGCTAATGGTTCCTTCATAATTCGGTCGCCATCAATCACCGGTGTCGTAACACCGACAAATCGATGTGCCAGCTCAATTGCAAAGAATTGATTTTGATTAGGTAACGCTGCTAGAAATGCTGGTACTGATTCTATTCGAATGCGGGCCTGATCATGCCTTTGTTTGTAAATCAACGTTACCGAGTAGCCTACCTTGTCGCTCAAATTAATAGGCGTTACGCTGTTATGATTAATAGCATCAGTAAGCATACTGCCTGCAAACACTGAGCTAGACTGTGTTGACATTCCATCACCGCCTTTCAGTTTTATGGGTTTAACCTGAATCAAAAACGCCGGATAATATAATTAAGAGTTAATCATTTCATAGAACTCATTTCGGTCTCCATCGTGAATCATAGCTATCAGCTCTTGAAGCTCGTCTTCCGACATCCAGAATGTCTTAGCATTGATTAGACTCGGCGACACTGCCGGGAGCAGTTCGATGATTGAATCGACAAGTTCACGTTTGTGATTTTTAATTGCTTGCATGATGTTTCCTCCGTTCTTTGAAAAGTTAATAGTTTTGTTCGCTCCTTATGCAATAATTGAGCATAAGGAGGTGATAATATGAATGATGTATCCGAATTTTTAACTAACCAATACGAGAAAAATAAAGCCAATAATCAATCTTCTCGTCTTGTCGTTCCGATTGGTTTCGACAAGCTTCATCCAAATTGGCGTTTTCAAGCTGCAACTTGGGCTCGTCAAAACGGATTGTCGTTAACACCTGATGGAACCTACTACGATGGTTATAACTTCCGAGTAAGTTAGTATTAACTTGAAGAATAATTTCGGTGCTGTTATTTGTCGGAATTATTCTTTTTAATTTCCACATCAGTTAATAGTTCTTTGATAACAATTGGATCAGCATCAGCGTAAATGGTTAACTTAGGATTCTCCCCGGCTCTCATATTCAAGTTAAGTTCAGTGACTTTCATATCGTTGCCGATGTCCGTTAAAGATATATCATTCAGTTTTACGTCATAACCGATTGGAACATTTTGAATTTTGTTATGATTATCGACTGTTCGTGTAATACTTAGTTTCATTTTGCCGCCTCCTTTCACTGCCTCCCTGCGATATAATGATTGCAAGGAGGTGATAATTATGGCAATTCAACACGAAATTACCCGAGATTTGGTAATAGAATTAATGCGTCAAAATAAAGTTTCAAATGTGAATACTCTTACTGCGCTTTATAAAGAAGTTTATAACGTAGTAGAAGCTTCCACAGATTCACATAAAGCTGCTTATGGCTTTAAAGGCGAGAAACATTAGTTTTTGATGCACTTAACAAGTTCTGAAATGGCCGCTACCATTTCGGGGCTTGTTTTTGCAACTGGCTTTTTTAACATTTCAATCACAAAATCACTAATCGCTATATCTAAATTCTTATCGGTCATTTTGCCGCCTCCTTTGGTTTTGTATAACTTTTGTCAACGTTAGGAATAAAAAAAATATCCGTCACTTCAACTCCCAGCTTGTCAGCAATCTTTTTTGCTGTCCTTTTACCAACTGGTTTCTTACCATTGATAATTGAAGACATATAACTAGGACCAATGTTAACACGGCTTGACAATGATTTCTGAGTATATCCATGCCATGCCAATAAAACATCGATTTTCTTTTTGCCAACTACATATAGCTGAACCATCCGATTACCTCCTTTCTTAACTTACATTTATATAATACCATCTGTAAAACTTTTGTCAACGATTTTTATATAAAAGTTTTACAAATCATTTAAGTATTTTTGACTTTTGTTATACTAAAATCATTAGGAGGACTGATATGAATGGATTCAATAACACCGGAAGAGTTCGGAAACTCATTGAAAGAAATTCGTCTGCGGAAACATTTTTCATTGCGACAAGTCTCACAACAATCTAAAACCGATAGTAAACCTGCAATTTCACCATCTTATTGGTCACTTGTTGAACGTGGAGAAAGGAACATACCTAAAGTAGATACTTTGGTTCGCATGGCTAAAGGGCTGAGAATTACGCGAGAAGAAATTCTTAATCTTGCTGGCCTATCTTCTGCAAACAACAGCATAAACAGTGAATCCTCTGATAATAAAAAACATTACTACGATCTAACGGAAAAAGATGAAAAAAGTATCGATAAGGAACTTGAAGATATGATGAACGGGCTCGACTCCAAACATTCTTTATCATTTTTCCAAAATGGACAAGAGCTATCTGATCAGGACAAAGAACTGCTCAAAGCGTCCATGCGTCAAACATTAGAATTATCCAAACAATTAGCAAAAAGAAAGTTCACTCCCAAAAAGTATCGTAATGGAGAGGAATAATAGGAGCTGGTTATATGGAACGGTGGATTGAAGAAGATATTGACCACTTAACCAACAAGTTTGGGATTCAGAATGCTTTTGACCTGGCACACGACTTAGGAATCAACGTTCAGTTCAATAACCTTGGTAGCAATATTTACGGCTACAATAATAACTCGCATCGAATCCCAATGATTGTCATTAACAATACAATTGATGAGCGGACACAAGATGGTGTTTGCTATCATGAAATTTTTCATATACGGCATCACAAGGGATTTAATACGCAGTTTTTTGCGGTAAATACGACAAGCTTTCTATCCGATGACAACGAAACTGAGGCCAACAAGTTTATGCTGGCTATGTTGAAAGAGGAATATGGTTGGAGCAAGCAAGAAGATGTATTAGACTTCTTAGATTTTTTCAAGCTACCGCATGAACTGGCTTCGCTGATCTAAAAGCGCTGACCAGATAGGAAGTCATTAAAAGCTAGGGGGTTAGAATTTAATAATCATGGGGATTTCTATTTGGGGGAATATTAATTTGGAGGAGTTAAAAACATGTCTACATTAGGTTTATTGTCATTTTTGGGAGGCATTATTTGCCTGTTCGGCTTTATATTTTCTAAAAAGAAACTATGGAGTCAGATACTTGCCATCTTTGGTATTATTATAGTTCTGACATCTTTCCATGCACCAGCAGCTTTAATCATGGGAATACTTTTTATTCTATTAGGATTGTATGGCTCGGAGATAATTACTATCACTAACTTTAAATTTTTTAGCAATAGCAAAAAGTCTAAAGTGATTTTAGCAATTTGTAGTATTTTCATTGTTATTCTCGTAGCGATTTTTACATCTGACCCTACTTCTGAAACTTCAAGCAAAACAACTAGCACATCAGATAGCCAGGACACAAAAGTTTATAGCACTCAGGATTTGAAAGTTACTGTTTCAAAAGCAATTGTCCACAACACAGATTGGCTTATTAAGGGAAAAACAAAAGCCCCAAATAACTCAAAAATTGCAGCTGTCATAATAGATAATTCTAGTGATGCAATAACTAACATGCCGATTTCAACATCTGATGATATTAAGTGGGCTAAGGTCAAAGACGGTAATTTTTCAGCATATATTGAACCATTACAAGCCTTTAATGCAAGCAAACGACATGCAGGAGATACAGTAACTGTCTATATTGTTGCCCTAGAAAATTATGAAAAAAAAGACACGGATACTATCCCTGCCCATGTACGTAAACAAATTAAGAAAACAAAACCATATACGTTAACCTTGACTAAGGCCCAAGCAGATTATCAGAATAGTCTGGATGACTCCAAAAAAGATTCTAAAAAAGCAAGTTCTTCAAGTTCCAAAGAGACTAGCTCATCATCTAATATTGATAAAAATGATGATTCTGAATCGTTATCTTCCAGCAACAGCTCAACTAGCTCCAGTAAAGTCAGCTCAGAGGATAAAGCTGCTTTAGAAAAAGCTCAGGATTATGCAACCGAAATGAACATGTCAAAACAAGGCGTATACGAACAGCTTACTTCAGATTCCGGTGAAGGCTTTACTACGGAATCTGCTCAATATGCTATTAACCACTTAACTAATATTGATTGGAATGCTAACGCTCTAGCAAAAGCTAAAGATTACCAAAGTGAAATGTCCATGTCACGCAGTGCAATTCTTGACCAATTAACATCATCAGCTGGTGAGCAATTTACTCAGTCTCAAGCACAATACGCTGTGGATCACTTACCAAAATAATGTTCACAAGGCCCCTCACAGGGCTTTCACGCGAGTGTATCCTACTGGTTTTCAAATTGGACTGTTCAAGGCTTCATCAAGCTCTAAACGTAATTCATCGTCATCTGCAAGTACTGCTTCACGTTTAGCTTCCGATAATGATAATTCTGGATGCTGGCTCTTTATCAGGACTGTTAACAAATTCAATTCTTGCCAGTAATCCAAAGAACTTAAAAAGGAGTCGATGGGACTTTGTTTGCTTCTAAACATATCAGTATTCCTCCTAACAGTTTTAAAATAATTTCAGGTTCAGCAACTACACTAGGTACACTCGAACTCGTTGATTTCTTCACTGGATGGATAACACCAGAAAAAACATTCTTATTCTACACAGTCATTATAATATTTTCTATACTATTTTTGGCAAATTTATTCTTTCAATATTCAAAAATCACTGCTGAATTCCAAGAAAATAGCGACAATCAGAAGAAAAAGATAAAAGAATTACAAAAAACAAGTAACAATTTACAGCAATTATATGACAGCATTAATGCAGAGAATCTGCGTTATGCCGATGAACAGAATAAATTGAAAGAAGCATCTCAAAACAAAGATAAGACTTTTGCTTATTTTGTATATCAATTAATCGACATAGATACGCCGGACCCAAGGATAATTGAATTGCTATACCAAATGTCCGTCTCACCCAATAACAATAAAGAATTAACGACTGCAGGGAAATATGCTCTAGAACAAAAATTACAAGCTCGTAAAGATATTGACGCAATAGTAGCTACGGAGGAAAACAAAGATGGACAGTCATAATTTTAAGATTATTAGAATTATATCGGATACTGAATTCATTATTGACGCTGGCAGCAACGATGGAGTAAAAAATGGAGATAAATTTCAAGTGTTAGATGCAAAATCCAATCCTATTAAGGATATGGATGATAACGTAATTGGTTATTACGGAGCCCAAAAAGAAATATTAACTGTCACTGATGTTCACGATACTTTCTCAATTCTAAAAACACGTTTTGTAAACTCGACATCTAATAAAGAAACATCAATTCAGCAAATGATGAAGTCTAGCACTTTTGCTCCGTTCGTAACTGGTTCTATGCGCACCGACGTTCCAGCTCATTACAAGCGAGCCAATATAGATCCATCTGAAATGGAACCGCTAGAGAAAAGTGATGCCCCTATTCAAAAAGGCGATACTGCACGCAAATTGATCTAAATCACAAATTGCCCCCTCACCGGGCTTTCACGCGAGCGTAGTTCAACGGTAGAACAGTACTCCTTTGAATTGCTGACTAGATACTAACAGATGTAGGTTCGACTCCTGCCGCTCGCATTGTAACAAATAACCCATACTACCGCTTACTTTAGTACGTACATCACGTGGGCGTAATTCAATGGTAGAATAACGATTTCAGCCCTTCTCTCTCGTTTGAAATTGTTATGTAGGTTCAATCCCTGCCACCCACTTTTAAAAGAAAGAAGGTAAGATTATGGATAAAGATATGTCGAAATATGAACTCATAGATAACATTACTAATGACTTAACCTCTTTTATTAATCTGTATGCTTTCGTTTATCTTACAAAAGATAGCTACTCAAGGAAAGAATGTGACCGCATAATCCAAGGAATGGAAAGAGATATGGTTGATCGTCTTAAGCAAAAATAATTGTAGGTACATTCTAATTAACTGTTGAGCCGACCAAAACCCATTGTTGGCTCTTATGCGAGTGTAGTTTAGTGGTAAAACGACAGCCTTCCAAGCTGTAGTCGCGGGTTCGATTCCCGTCACTCGCTTAATACCCCTTTATTGGGGTATATATTTTGAGCTCAAAAGAACATACGTTCAAATAATTCTAATTGGAGGACTGATGAGTATGCCACGACAATGGAAACCTTTAAAACGTCACCCTGGAATCTACGAATATGAAACAAAACGAGGAAAAAAATACGGAATTCGCCGCTCTTATACCGATATTAATCATAAATACCGCACTTGGAGCAAATCTGGTTTTATAACTTGGCGAGATGCTGATATTGAATTAAAAAAATTCGAAGTAACGCTTGGAACTGGGCAAATCACTGCATCAATTTCAGACACAATTACGCTTCAAGCTTACTTTGATAAAGTTCTAAAGCGAAATATCGACTTGAACCTTTGGCGGCCAGCCACCATTACTCAGAAAAAAAACTACTGGAACAATCAATTAAAGCCTGTTTTCGGTAATCAGAAAATCAATGAAATCACTAGGCAAAGTTACCAAAATTTTATCGATCAAATGATCAAAGATGGTTATGCCAAGAACACTATTATTACAACCAATTCTGTAATGCAAATATTGATGAATGATGCTGCCCGGAATGATGTGATTGTGAAAAACAAGTTGAGTGGTATCTCAATTGATGGCGGTAAATCACCGTCATCAAAAACAATCACTGAAAAACAGTATAACCAACTCATGGCCGTAGCACCTAGTGTCTTGTCAAAGTACCAATACTGCATGTTAGCCCTGCTAACGCTTGGGGAACGACGTGAAGAGCTTATGGGACTACAATTCAGTTCTTTTAAATTCTCACAATGGAATGACGAAGAAGTTTGCGCAATACAATTTAAGAAGGGGCGTACTAATGCAGAACCAGAAGGCGGTGACTTAAAGAATAACTCAAGCTACCGCACAATATATGTACGTGGTGAAATGCTCAATATTTGCCATTACGCCATCACCTATAGTCAAAATATTTATTCAAAGACCCATAGAAACATTAATGATGAAAGTTTTTTATTTGTAAATGAAAAGACAGGTATGCCAATGGGAGTACAGCAAGCAAATAAGGTTTTGAATAAAGTGGGTGAAGCAGCTGGAATTCATATTACCCCTCACATATTCCGGCATTATTTTGCTACCATGGCACTCACCAACGGACAGGTTGCAACTGATGTCATGCACTGGTTAGGCCACTCATCTTTGCAAATGACTCAAAGTTACACTCGGGAAAATGTTCGTGGTGCGCTTAATGTCTTTAATGGCATGGCTCCTACTCTACTAGGAGATTCAGATGATGAACACCAAAGTTTGTGA